CCCCCCCCCTGCCGCCGAATCATTATAACATTACTAATGTTAATAGGATTCGGAATCATTATAACATTACTAAGGTTATAATGGTTCAAAATAAATTGAACGTCGGCCGATCCAGGACGGCGGCGAGCGCGGCCGATCCAGGCGCGGCCGATCCAGGACGGCGGCGGCCACATCGATCCAGGACGGCCGCCAAGGCGCTCGACGGCGGCGGCCTAGGGGTAACCTAGGCCGACCGATCCAAAGGCCGCCACGGCCGTCTAGGCGAGCGCCAGCGCGCCGCACCGGATTAGCGCGGGCGGCCATTGGCGGCGCTCATCGCAGGACGGCGTCGAGCGCGTCGGCGATGTCGGCCACCTCGGCGCGCTGGTGGTGATCCATCGCGGGACAGGTGGCGAGCGCGCGCAAGCGCCGAACGGCGCGCCGACCGGATGAGCGCGCGCGATCCAGGAGCTCGACGTCGGTCAAGGTTAAGCGGCCGCGCGGCGGCCGCGTAACGATGCCAAGCGCGTTGACCGCGTCCAGCGCCGCATCGTCGAACGGCCAGCGCCGCGACAACCAGATATAGCCAGCGCGGTTTGCCACGCGCGCGATGTCGGCGATCCGCTCGCGCGCCGCACCGGACTGGAGCGCGGCGCTCATCGCGCCACCTGCCCCTCCTGGATCGTCGCGGCGGCGCGCTTCGCGCCCGATCCGTGGACGCGGAATGCGATGACCATCGGCCGATCCGCGCGCGCGCACAATCGACAGGTGGCGCAGGTGACCCCTTCGCGTTGTTGCGCGGGACAGACCACGACGAGCCGCCCGCGCGGCGTCATCGAGCGCGCAGGATGATCCTCCGCGACCACGGCGCAAACTGGCGGCGGCGTCGCGTAGCGCTCGCCGACGTCGTCGAGGATCTCGTCGGCGTGGCCTAGGCCGTTCGCGCTAATGTTGATAGTGAAGCCGCGCGCGTTCGCGTCCTGGATCGCAATCAGATTGAGCGTGCCGCGCAGGTCGCGGCCGACCGGATAATGCGTATAGGTAAAGCCGCGCGTGCCTGTCTCATGATTGACATCGGCGAGCGCGGCGAGCGCTGGCGCATGGATCGTTCGGCCATCGCCTGGAAGATCCCCCGCTTGATTGTGCCGCCACGGCGCGCCTTTGCCCTTGCGCTTGAGCGCGATCCGTAGCGCGTCGATAAAGACAGGCCAGGATGTTCCGCGCTCGCCCGATGTAACCTTGCGCCAATGGAGCGCCAATGGCCCGCCAGCGCTCGCGTAGCATCCGCCGCCGTTGTTAAGCGGGCAGGTGGGCGGGCAGGTGTTCGCGCTGGTGGTGGTCACAAGGATCGGACCGGTTTTTCCGTTCGCGCTGGTGGTGGTGATATGGACGGCCACGCGATCCGCGGCGCTCGCCGCTTCGCGTTCGACCGCATCGCGCGCCGCATGATGCGCGCCGATGGCAATGGATCTCAAGTTACTCATTTGCGGTTACGGCCATATTCGGCCACGATGATGATGGTGACGGCGGTGATATAGAGGATCGCGATGATGAGCGCGCGCTCGATACCATCCAGGCCGTCGATGAATTCGCCTATGGTCATCGCCTGGATCATCGGGCGATCCTCCAGTTTTCGAGAGCGGCGAGCGCGGCGCGGCGCTCAAGGTCGCGCGTCTCGTCGTCGTCGCCGCGGATCGCGCGGCGATGCATCGCGGCGAGCGCCATAGCGCCCGCGTGGAGCAGGTTAGCGGCGGCAAGGTCGCCAAGACCGGATTGGACGCGCGCTTCGTCGGCGAGACGGCACGCGCAGGTATGGAGAGCGGCAAGCGCCTGTTCGCGCGCCCGCTCGTCGTCGTGTTGGTTGTGGTGGATCATCGTGGTGGGAAAGGTCAGAGGTTGATCTCCAGGACGTCGCAAACGAGACGCAGGTCGGCCGCGTCGGCCGTGCCTTCGTCCAGGTGAGCGACGGCGATAAAGAGCGCGTCGTGGCGGTCGTTAAAGCGCTCGCATTCGCGATGGCGGCCGTGCGCGTCCGCATCGACGGCGCGCCGGATTAACTCATTGAGACGCGCGTCGATTATCTCGCGCTGGTGGAATGACAGGATCATCGTCGTGGTGGGATTAGGAGAGGATCGCGGCGGCGATGTTGCGCGCGGCGGCGCTGTCGTTAAGGTCGTGGATCGACGCAAGGCCAAGGCCGTGTTCATTGGCGGCCTCAATCTCTTCGGCGACGATGCGATGCAGGTCGGCGACGACGGCCGCGTGGCGATCCGCGTGGATCATTCCGGTGGCGAGCGCCTTGGCGGCCTTGCGCTTCAGTTTGAGCGCGTGTTTGATGTTGCGCGCGGCGGCGGCCACGCGATCCAGGTCTGACAGGATGGAGTCGGTTTCGATGTTCATAGGAGTGCGCCGTTGAACGTGGCCTTGGCGCTGGTAGGCGCAAGCGAAAACGTAAAAAAATTTGACCACCTGGATCGGCGCGCTCGCCTTGATAGTGAACGCGCGGCGCGCGCGTGGCACGATCCGTGCCAAGTCACTAGTGAAACCGAAAAAAAACGTCCGACCGGACAGAAAAAACAAAAGGCCGTGGCGACCCCTTAGAACGCGCCTAATCGCACATTTCAATTTGCCTATGCCCTACCATTCACTTTTGAGGATTTTGACATAGAGACATTTTGTCAAATTTGTTGACATCGCGGCGACTTGGCACGGATCGTGGGGTGACCCCTCCGAATCCGGTTTTGCCTATGCTACACCCTTCGGTTTTGAGAAATGCGATCCTAGGGGTCTAGGATCGTCCAGGAGCGCGTTTGAGTAAAAGCCTTTTACTGTCTAAAAACAGGCAAGAAATTAGGTCAAACTTTCTGACCGCCTGGCCTTGACTTGGCACGCTTCCCGCTACGCACGCGCGCCCTCCCAAAAGGCGACAAAAGAAATTTGTCGAATTCGCTTGCCCTGGACCTACCAACGCTCAACTGTTCACCTACACCTAATCACAACGATGATCAAGAACCTCACCGACTACAACGCCGACAACGTCAACGCGTGTTTGCGCGCAATCGACGACGCGCTCCTCAACGGCCAGTCCTACTATGCTCGCCTGTTGCGCGCCGGATTCGACGGCGCGGATCGCACCACTCTGAAGCGCACCGCGCGCCGTCACGTCGCCTTTATGCGCCGCCTAACCTTCCGCGCCCTGGATCTCCAGTCCAACGCGATCCGCGCTTCCCTCATCGCCTCGATCCAGTCCAGCCGCGCGATGGTCACCACCGACATCCAGGCGCTTCTCAAGGCCGCCGAGTTTTGCGAGCGCGGCGCTGACAGCCTGGAGGCCGAGGCCAGCGCCTAACCCCTTCCCACCACCACCACGATGATACACGATCCCATCCAGGCCGCCCGCGACCTCGTCGCCGTCCGGTCTCACCTCCACAACATCCGCGACCTGTTGCGCTCCCTTGCGCTAACCGACGCGGAGCGCGCGCTCGACAACAACGCGATGTGCGCCGCGATCCAGGCCGTCACGGCGCTCGCCGCCGATTGCGATCCCGACACGTCGCATCGCGCCTACATTGACCACGCGCGCGACGCCGCGCGCCACGCCCGCGCCGTCAACTCTCCCACCCAGTAACCACCAACCCCCCAACACGATGCCACCCACCACCACCAGCGCGATGCGCGCCGCCGTCCGCGCGGCGAAGGCCGACCTCACCACGGCCGCGCTCGCCTACCACGCCGCGATCGAAAACCACCTGCGCGCCGTTCGATCCGAGACGCGCTTCACCCCGGTCTACTTCAACCTGGATTCCGACCAAGCCGTTGACGCGCTCGCCCGCGCGTCTGAGCGCTACACCAGCGCCTACCGCGCCGCGCTCTCGATCGCCGACGCCGAGCGCCGTCTCACCAGCGCGCTCAAGATCCAGGAGGCCGCCCGATGAGCGCCGCGAAGATCCAGGCCGAAGCGCGCGACCTAGTGGCGCGCCTTCCCAATCAGCCGCCCATCGTGGTGGTCGCCGTGGACGCCTACGGCCACCGCCGCCTTTATCCGGTCACGGCCACGGCCGACGCCATCGCCGCGCTTGTGGGCGCGAAGACCCTTGAACAATGGCACATAGACCTTGCGGATCGCGAACTGGCCTTGCGCTATCGCGTCCAATCCCTCGACGGCCTTCGCGCCGAGATCCAGGCGTACGAGGAGTGGATCAAGGCCGAGGATGCGATCCGCGGCGCTCGCGCTATGATGGCAACGGCCACGGCCGAAGCGCTCGCCCTTCCCAGTCCGGTGCAACTGTCCGCCCGCGCCGCCAATCGCGAAGCGCGCCGCGCCTATTGCGAAGCCGCCGAGCGCGGCGAGATCCCGCCGCCCCCTCCCCCTGCCGAGATCCCCGACGTCGGCGGCGACGCGATGGACGGCCAAGCCTGGAAGGAGGATGGCCGATGAGCGCGCCGATGGACGACCTGCGCGCCCTGCGCCTCGCCTACGGCCTGGACGCGATCCAGGACATCGACGAGGCAATGGCCGCCGCCGACCACCTAGATGCGCGGCCTTGGCTACTCACAACGGGCGCGGCGTGGCGCGGCCTGGATGCACTCAAGGCGCTCGCCTACGGATCGCCCGACTAGGCCGCCCGACAGCGCCCAATCCGGCCGCCCACGATGGGCGGCCTTTCTGTTGCCCCTGGATCCCACCACGGCCGCGCGGCGGCGGCCTGGATCGGCGGCCTGGATCGGCGGCGACGTCGTCGAGCGCGGCGACCTGGATCGGCGGCGAGCGCGGCGGCGATGACCCCACGGCGGCGAGCGCGGCGGCGGCGGCGCGCCCCGCCAAGGAATCTCTTAGGGGTACACCCCAACGAGGCGGTCGAAGACCGCGCACCTCGGAAAAAAGGCGGGGGTATTGTGCAGAAATCGCTTGTTCTTGACATAGGCCGGGATATGTGTGATTCACATCTATTCCAGCGTATAACAACTCATATATACTTACATAATATTACATATGGCTACGCCATATATAGTAATATTCAGAAAGGATCGGGCTTCGCCCTCCCTTTTCTGTACGCCTCCCTTCGGGGGCTACGAAAAGCGTCCTTTCTGCTATCCCCCCTCCCCCCCTCCCATGAACAACGACCCTAAATCCAGGAAACGCCGCCCCCACTACGCCAACTACTGGCGAGCCAAGTGGAAGAACAAGCGCGAGCAGATGACCGCCCACCTCAACGCCCTCAACTCCGCCAAGATCATCAAGGCCCAGGAGAAGGTCGCCCAGGTGAAGGCGTTCACCCATATGCTCCCCCAAGAGCCGATGTCCTGCACCCGGCTCCGAGATCAGGTGGCCGAATGTTGGAACGACGTCTACGGCGAGAACTTGAACTCCAACAAAGCCTGGAACATCGTGCGCCTCTGCATCAAGCATGGCCTATTCACCAAGGACAGGCTGAACCTTTACACCTTGACGCAGACCGGGGAGTGACGCACATTGCCGATCATGTCCCGATTCACCTCTTCCGAACTGGAGCAACTCGATGCGTCCAAGGAGGTGGTGTCGAATGTTGCCCAGCATCTGATCGAGGCGTACATGGCCGCCCAGGCGAGCGACAAACTGACCAAGAAGGCGAAGGAGAGGGCGCAATGGCTTGTGACCGACGCCGCCGAACTAACGCTCGTTCTCCAGCAATTGGAGAAGTTCAAGAATCCATGAGCCGACAACAGATGGGCGAAGAGTGGAAGCGCTTCGTCAAGACCCTAAGACCAGAGGAACTAGAAGCCCTCAAGTCCGCTGGCGTGAACCCAGACGACTACTTCGACGACACCCCGGCCGTGCCGCACCGCTACATCTACGGAGACTCATTCGCCGACAGGCTGGCCTTCTCGACCAAGAAGGAGGAAGAGGAGACGAGCGTCTTCGGGCCGCTTTCGTCGATCATCGCCAAGGTGATCTCATCCTTTGACTGCGATTACGAGCCGAAGGTGATGATGAACAACGACTGCGTCCGCATCGCCCTGGGCTACCGCAACTACAAGTCGATGGCCGATGTCGCGAAGAAGTACGGCGTGTCGAAGGCCACCATATCATGGCGAGTCAAACAGGTGCAGAAGCGCCTAGGCATCGAACCGAGCATCTATATGCGAGCCGAACAGACTTGCCAAAGGCTGAAGCAAGCCGCACATAGGAGGAAGAAATGAGCGTCCGACCAGTAGACATCGCCGAGCGCCTGGGCCTCGCGCGCCAGACCATCAACGGCTTCATCCGACAGGGGATGCCCATCACCAGCATCGAGGACGCCGAGGCTTGGTACCATGAGCGCTCCGCTCGCCGGGATCAGAACCTTACGCCCGACCAACAGCACGATGACGACGACAAGGACTTCGCCGAAATCGTGGAGAAGCACCGCCGCCTCAAGGCGCGGGCTTACGATCAGTACGAGGATGACCTCCGTAACCAAGACCCGAACCAGTCCAAGTCTTACGCGACCTACGATAAATTGGTCAAGACGCTGGTGGCGCTGGAGCGCGAACTCCACGCCCGAAACATCGCGGCCAAGGAGTACATCAAGACCCAGACTGCTATCGAGCGGTTCGGTAAGGTCATCCTCTCCATCCGCAACGAACTTACCCAGTTGTCCACGAAGATCGCCGTCAAGGCCAACCCGGACTCCCCTGGAACGGCCATGAAGGCCATCGACATCGAGATCACCAACATCCTGTCACGCCTATCGAACCAATGCGAGGATGCCAAGCAAGCCGTACAGGAGATCGTGGTACTCGAAACTCCGAAGGAAGAGGTCGCAACAGACAAACCAGATGAAATTGAATCCAGCGGAGAACCAATTTGAGAACGCGCTAAGGAGCCTGTTGGCTCCCGACCCGGACGGAGATATCATCGATTGGCTTGAGAAGAACATCAAGAATGTGCCTTACTCGCCACAGCCTGGGCCTTTCCGCATAGAGTCAACGCCATACTTGGCACCAATCCTGCGCGCGCTCCAAGACCCAGAGGTCGAGACCATCGTGGTCATGGGCAATGTCCAGAGCGGCAAGTCGATGGTTCTGGAACTGTGGTCAGCCTTCGTTCCGTCCCGCACTCCCGGCCCGATGCTCCTACTCCAGGATGTGGACTTGAACGCGCAGGACTGGCAACAGACCCGCCTCCGTCCGCTCTGGGATAACACGCCGCCCACCAAAGACCGCATCTCCCAGGTAGATCGGAGCAAGTGGCACACAACCCAGTTTGAGCGCAATGTGACTTGGGTGCTTGGTGCGAACAATGAGCGCAACCTCCAGCGCCGATCCATCCGCTTCCTGGGCGGTGACGAGTGTTGGCAATGGCCGAAGGGTCACCTCAAGCAAGCGCTCGCCCGACGCACGGCGTTCACTTGGCAGGGCAAGTCCGTCTTCGTCTCGCAAGGGGGCGCGGATGGGGACGAATTCACGGATTTATTTTATTCCACAGATAGGGGCGAATGGTCTTTCACCTGTGTGTCCTGCAACACGCGACAGCCGTTTGAGTGGGCGCAGATCAAGTACCCGCAGGAGGCCAAGACGGCCAACGGATGGGACTTGGACATGGTGAAGGCCGGGACGACCTACGAGTGCAAGCATTGCAAGCACTCCTACCTTGACCGCAATAGCGTCCGGGCAGACATGGCGGCCACGGCCGAGTATGTGCCGCTCAACCCCGCCGCCCCCAAAGGCCGAAGAGGTTTTCATTTTAATGCCCTATCCATGATGTGGGGTCTGTCTTGGGGTGACCTAGCCGTGGAGGCCATCGAAGCCGCCCAAGCGTTTGACCAGGGCGGCGACGAGACAAAGCGCAAGGACTTCAAGATGAAGCGTCTGGCGTTGCCGTGGTCGGATGATCCCGACGATGGCGGCGGCGAAGTCCTGCCAAGCGGTTACATGATGCTGGAAGAGTGGCTGGAGGAGGGAGCCAACTACCAGAACAGGCTTACGCCTCCTCCATACACGGATGAAGTTGTCAGTTCTCCACACTTCCTTCGGCTTAGGTTTATGTCCGTCGATGTGCAGAGACGCGGCTTCTTCGTGGTCATCCGCGCCTGGAGCGTGGACGGAAAGTCCCGGCTTATCTGGTGGGGATATGTGGACACATGGGAACAGGTGCGGGCCGAGCAGATCAAGAGCAAGGTATCCCCTAACTTCGTCTTCGTGGACTCTGGTGACGGCCCGAACATGGACGAAGTCTATCGTAACTGCGCCACCTACGGATGGAACGCCACCAAGGGTTCGGGTAACACCGAGTTTCCCTGGCGAGTCCAGACCCCCTATGGACTGAAAGTGGCCTACCGACCCTACGCCCCAGCCAAGGTAATCCAGGTTGGCAAGCAGTCCTGCCGTATGTTCATGTTCTCCAACCTTGTGCTGAAGGACACCCTCACCCGCCTCCGTCGGGCTGGACACCACACCTACGCCCAGGATGCAGGGGACGAGTACCGAAAGATGATGCAGTCCGAACACCGAACCACCACCGAGACCGGGCGCCCCATCTGGGTACAGATTGGTGATCGCCCCAATCACATCTGGGACTGTGAGGTCATGGGCATCCTTCCCGCCTTGATGGCTAAACTGGTCGGCCGTGGTAAGAATAAGAACGCCGCCGACGAAAAGGCTGTTGACAAACCCGAAGAAGGCGAAAAGGTGAAGGAGTAGCCTGTCCGCTATTTAATTCGCCTGGGTGGCTCTCAAGCGGTGTCGTTGTGGTAGCGGACAGGCTATCCCTTTGACCAGCGGCAACGGCATATGGCATTCGTGCATTATCGTGGGTCTACCTCACCCAAGGGCATCTTTATGACTTTGGATGTCGTTGATATCGAACAGATCAAGGCCAAGGCCGTTGAACTGGTGAAGGAAGGCAAGACCATCATGGAATACCGGGATAGCGGTACGGATATCCGCAAGGACTGGCCTATCGACCCCCCCACCATCCTCCTGGAATGCCGCTACGCCCTTCAGATTAAGTTGCCGTTGGTTTATGGTGCTATTGATCGTTGCCGAGTGGGCAATATGCTGAATAACTTCCGGGGACTCTGACCTCTATGGCGCGCAAAAAGACTACCAAGAAGACCCCCATTAAATCTGGCGGGTCTCCCCAACTGAAGAAACAGGCTACTGGAGGCCCAGGCATCTTCTCGAATTTCGAGTCTGCTAAGTTCTCCAACAAGCGTTCTTGGATCTGGTCGTCGTGGCCGACGGACTTCAAGAAGACGATGACAGTCTTCGATCGTCTTGAGACGACTCGAAAGATGCGCTGGATGGAGTTGAACTCTGGCATCATCCGTCAAGTTCTGTCGGATATGGCCCTCTACAGCGTTGGTCACGGCATCAAGGCCACCGCTCGTACTGGTAGCGCCACGATGGACAAAGAGTACGAGGAGTACTTTGACGAATGGGCGCGCAACCCCTGTGATATCACCGGGCGCTTCAACTTCTACGAAATCCAGCACATCGTCACCCGCTTGGTTTACCGCGATGGGGAATGCTTCATTCTCAAGACCAGGGATGGCTCTGGTCAGCCGAAGTTGCAGATCATCGAGGCTCACCGAGTCTCCAGCGCTCAGAGCGGTGCGCCGCCCCCCGATGAAACGGACGGCATCAAGTTTGGTAAGTACGGCAAGCCAGAGTGGTACAATATCATGCGTTCTGATGGTTCAAGCCGCCGCGTTCCCGCTGGCGCCGTGATGCACATCTACGAACCAGAAGTCGCTTCTGGCGCCCGCGCTTACAGCCCCCTTCAGCACTCGATCAACAATATCGTTGATATGCTGGAAATCATCAGCCTGGAGAAGTTCGCCGTGAAGATGAACAGCGATATCGTGCGTACACTTACTCGCGAGACCGCCCAGTTTGACGGCGCTCAATCCGACTTTGAGGCATTCGGTATGCGTCCCCAGTCCGTAGGTGACGGCCTTACTGATCCCAACGAGGCTTCCACCTTTATCGGAGGCAAGATCCTAGCCCTGTCTCCCGGCGAGCGCCTGGAGTCCTTCACCTCTAATCGCCCGAATCCTACCTTCAATGGATTCATGGAGCATCTCATTCGCGATAGCCTTGCTGGCATCCTTCCGTATGAGTTCGTCCACGATCCGTCCAAGGCTGGCGGCGCTTCGATGCGCCTCATCGTGGCTAAGGCGGCTCGTAAATTCGCCCACTTCCAATCCGTTTTGATGAACCGATTCCTCACCCCTGTGTGGGGCTATGTAATCGGTGATGCCGTCAACTGCCTCAACGCCCGCTCTTGCGAGCATTGGCACAAGGTTCTCTGGACTACACCGAAGTCCGTGACTGTTGATGCTGGTCGCGACTCTGCCCAGAATCGCGCCGACATCGAATTCGGCCTCAAGACCATCGGGGACAACTGCCTGGAAGAAGGCGAACACTTCTCCACGATGGTTCGCCGCCGCGCCATCGAAGCCAAACTCTTCAAGGATATGGCGAAGGAGTACGATGTTCCCCTGTGGATGCTCATCAAGCCCACCAATGTCGGCCTCCAGGATATCACAGGCGAAGAGCCAGAAGAGGAGAAGGATCCCGACGAAGACATGGACGAGAAGTCCAGCGCGGAGGTGTCCGAGGAGACTCAGACCGAGCGCGATGACGCCGAGTCGGACGAACTGGAAGACCCGGAGGGGTAATCCGTTTTTCTTTTATTTTTTATACCCTATGCGAAAACTTATCCAAGCGATGAAAACCGGGCGTCCTATGATGATCCATCCCTCCCTCGCTAAGAATCACATTGATCGATTCCAGGCGCTTGATGTCACGCTCGACACCAAGGCGGGAGATGTGGCCGAAATCCTCAAGATGATGTTCGGCGAACAGCCCAAGATGGAAATCGTCGGCAAGACCGCCATCATCCCTATCAAGGGGGTCATTGGTCGCGGCCTGTCTGACATCGAGAAGATGTGCAACAGCGTTGATGTGAATGATATCTCCGAAAATATCGACGAGGCACTCGCCAACCACTCCGTTGAGAAGGTTCTCCTTGATATCGACTCTCCCGGCGGTAGCACCGAAGGTCTCGGTGAACTCGCTGAGAAGATCCGCACGATGCCGAAGTACTGCGAATCCTATTGCGAGACCGCATGTCTCTCTGCCGCCTACTACCTTGGCTCCCAGGCTAAGTCCTTCAATGTCACCAAGTCTGCCGAGGTTGGATCGGTCGGGGTCTACATGGCCTTCCCCGATGTCTCGGAAGCCTACGCAATGGACGGCGTCAAAATGGAGGTTATCAAGTCTGGCAAGTACAAGGCCATCGGCATGGAAGGAACCAGCCTTACCGACGATCAGCGCAAGTACCTCCAGGAGGATGTCAATGAGACCCACGCCGAATTCAAGGAAACTGTGAAATCTGTCCGAAAGTTCGTCAAGGACGAGGACATGGAGGGTCAGTCTTTCGTTGGCAAAAAGGCCGCTGAAAAGGGCTTCGTGACTGGAATCGTAAGTGGCATGGAAGATGTCCTGTCCGAGTACATCGTTTGACACCAGGCCAACAGCAATAACTGCTATGACCATCGAAGAACGCCTTAATTCGCTCAAGGAAGCCTTCACCGGGAAGGCCGCTGAAGCCGAAGCCTCGTCTGTCGAACTCGCCGCCGCCAAGGAAGCCCTTGCCGCGAAGGAGTCCGAGATGGCCGCTTCTGTTTCCAAGATCGCCGAAGCCTCTGGCGCCATCGAGAAGATGGCCGCTAAGATTGTCGAACTGGAAGGCGCCCTCGCCGAGGCCGCCAAGAAGTACATTGCCCTTGAAGCCTCTTTCGAGACCGCTGGCAAGAAGGCCGCTAAGATTGCCGCCTCCGTTGGCGTTGACCCGGTTGAGGTCAGCCCCGTTGAAGCCAACGCTGTTTCCAAGACCCCGGAAGAAATCGCCCAAGAGTGGGCGCTCCTCAAGAAGTCCGACCCTAAGGCGGCCTCGGCGTTCTACGACCTCAACAAGTCCGCGCTCCTCAAGGCTGCCGGCCTTCGCTAAAAATGGCTCTCCCTGCTTCTCTTACGGCTGAACTCGGCTCTCTGCTGTCCGCTTCTTGGGTGCAGATTGTTGCCGATGCTAACGCAAACAGCGGAGTCACCAATCTTTCCTTCAGCATCAAACTGACGGAAACTGCCCCTCCTGGCGGCCCTATGGATTTTGAAATCGGTTATACTCACAATTTCCGAACCGAAGTCACCCAGCGATCTTTCCAAAAGGTTACTGGTACTGTCTCTTAATTACTTTCACCCTCAAACCCTAAAATACTAATATGTCTAACGCTATCGGAGGCTTGACCCTCCAGTTGGTGGCTGAAGAGTCCCTGCGGACGCTCGTTCCGCAACTCGCGCCCCTCACCAAGATCGCAGTCACCGACTTCGGCGCCTATGTCGCTGAACGCGGTACGACTGTCCACACCCGCTACGCTGGCAAGTTCACGGCGCAGAACTACAGCCGCGCTACTGGCTTCGTCGAATCCGACGCTGTCTCGACGGATGTCCCTGTGACCCTCGTTGACCAGAAGCATGTTACTGTCGCCTTCACCGACTACGAAGTCGCCACCCTCTCCCTGGAACGCCTCCGTCGCCTCTTCATGGCTCCGATGGCTAACGCTGTCGTCAAGTCCCTCTTCGACCAGGTTCTCACCAAGGTTGACGGAGATTTCGAGGCTGGTTATGATGGCGCTCAGAGCGGCTTCAACCGCATCGCTGTCTCCAACATCGCCAAGAGCCTTACGCTCGCTAACCTCCCCCAGGAAGGTCGCGCCGCCCTCGTCTCTCCCGATGCTTACCAGCAGTTGATCTCCGACCCGGTGATCGCCCAGGCGTTCTCCATCGGTACCTCTGATGTCATCCGTGGCAACCGCCTCGGTATGATCCACGGCATCGACTTCTACGAGTACAACGGCTTCGACGCCGCTGGTCTTGAGGCTGGTCTTAACGGCGTGGTCTCCTGCAAGGAAGGTCTCGTTGTCGTGACCCGCGTCCCGGCCGCTCCCACGACTGGTGGTGGCGAACAGACCATCGTGACCGACCCGGACAGCCAGTTCTCCTACGCTCTGCGCTACTGGTACGACTGGTCGGCTGGTCTTCACAAACTGTCGGCCAACTGGCTGATCGGTTCGGGCAAGGGCAACCCCGACGCCCTCCAGAAGATCACCTTCGCGTAAGTTTCAGAGGGGTGAAGTCCACCCCTCGCCGCGCCAATGCAGAGAGGCTCACCACACAAGTGGTGGGCCTCTTCTTTTGACCACAGGCCAACTGTATGTCTATCTGGGATGAGTTCACGGCTGATGCCCTATCTATCCTTAACGAGGTAGGTAAGGACATCACGATCAAGAATGTCCCTGGCGGCACCCCTGTTGCCTTTAAGGCTATGGTAACCCAGCCGATGGTTCTCCAGGACATGGAGACTGGTGGCTTCCTTAATTCCACCACCTTTGAGGTTAAGGTTCTGCGTACTGTGGCCGCCACCCATCCCGGCCTGTTTGCCTACGGAAATATCGTCAACTACGATGGGCAGGACTACCGCATCGTGGCTATCGCCAATCGTCCTCCGTCTGCGTGGCTTGTAGCCAAGGTGCAGACCAAGGAGCAATGATTACGCCCCAAGGAACCATCAAGGTAAAGAAG